TGCAGGACAGTCTTGTACTACTCCATCTATTAAAGGATAGTCTAATCTTGGTACGTCTGCTGCTACTGTTTCTATTAGTCCATCTTTGTTTACTCTTGTTGCAGTACCCTCGTTTCTATCAAAAGTAAAGTCTCCGTTACCGTTCTCTGGAACTATAGAATATAGTTTTTCAGTTTTAGCGCCAGAAGGTGTCATCATTAAGCTGGCTTTATTATATAGACTCATACTATGCTAGAATTAGTTTTTCTGTGTTTTTCATAACCTGCTCTGTGCCTTCCGCAACACCACCATCGTCATTTACCCTACTTACAAAATCCATAGTCAATCCGATCACTTTGTAGCTGTTATTTCTATCAATAACACTATTAGAGGCTATTTCAGAGGTTACGTGAGCAGATACAGCAGCACTAGTAGGTATTGTAGTATCGTTATCGTTTAATGCTATTGTATCAGCCTCATCTACAAATTTAGTGATTGTTATGTTCTCTTCACTATCCTTTAAGGAATTAAATGCAATAGTACCGTTTACATCAAGGGTTTCAGAAGCATCAGTCTTTCCTATAGCTAAGTTACCTGAATTAATATAACTAGGTCCATCACCTATTAAACTTATTGTGGCATCTCCTTCACCAAAAAGAGCAAACCTAGCCCCGTATGAAACTCCTTCTAGAAGCATTGCGTAATTACTACTATCAGATTCTTCTAACCATATGCGATTATCACCAAATTTTAAAGACTTGTCTCCTCCAACATTTGTGCTTATTTGGTTATCTGTAAAAGATATATTTGTATCAGTATCTCCTTCGTGAATTATTGAGTCTGCAACAATTAAATTATTTGAAACAATATTACCGTCTACGTCAAGGGCTTCTGACGGGGAAGTCGTTCCTATTCCCACCCTATTGTTAATGTTATCTACAAATAAATCCTGTGTTGTGATTGCAATATCATTAGCATTTACCGTAACACCTGCGCCTGCGCCAACATTTAATGTAGCAGCTCCTCCATCTTCATTAACACCAGTTAAACCGTCACCCGCATTAACATCTGTAATATCAGCGGCTACGTTTAAATCTATTGATCCGTCTGCATCATCATACGTTACCGTTACGTTTGTTTGAGTACCGTTAGAGAACATCCCTGAAACTGTGTCCTGGATCTTCTCTGTGATATGTGTATCAAAGTTTGTAGATGGAACTACTTCGGTGTCTGTTAGGTTTTCAGCGTCAGTATCGCCATATATTTCAGCAAACATCTTTCGTACCTTACGAAACGCTGCTCTTAATACATCACCGTCATTAGCGTTATCCGCTGTTCCGATGTTTATATTTTGTTGATTTGTTGCCATATTAGTTTATTCTGTTTGTTATGGTATCTATTAGTATGTTTACGCTATCTATTAATATTGTTACTACTGCTGTTCCAAACGCTGCTGCCCTGTTAAATCCTATGTGTATATAAGATACTAATAGACCCCAGCTAGTTGTTTCGTATACTTTCCCCCAGCTCATATTTTTGCTTTCTAATATAACTAGATAGCTTAATTTCGTTCTGCTGCTTTGGTTTATATTGACCTGTTTTTTTTCTTTTCTTTATAACACCCATCCATTAAACGTTACTTCCTTATCTGGATATATCTCTTCATTGTTGTTGCTAAAATATTCAGGGAATTTACTAGGAGCATTGAAGCTCATATAGTCTATAAATCTGTTAGTGTAGTAGTCAGCATAATCTCTTTCTTTGGCGATAAGCTGATCTATCTCGTTTTTACCAGCAATTTGACTACTTTCGCTACTGTGCTTATGAACACCACCATTTGAAATAGTATATGCTGCAAATGGAAGGTACTCGGACATTGCATAGTGTATTAGCATATCCTGAATATAATCATTAACTAGAGCTAGATAATCACCAGTTAAGGTGTTTGCAATTATATCTGCGCTAATCTTATCATATAAATCACTACCTAAAAAGTTTCTTATATGAATCTCTTGCGCCAATTTAATAAAGTGAATAAACTTATCGGTATCTACATTACCACTTAAAGCTGTATTTTTCACTAAATCCTCTCTCTTTATAAAAAGTGCTGTAGCCATTATTCCTCGATTTCTTCGTTAATTTCTTGTTCCTTTTGTACCTGTGATGGCTTTACACCAGTCTCCTTCTCTACTTCAGCATCTGTTAGTGCATTAGTAAGATCAGTAAATTCTAGCGGCTGTAGAGTCTGGAAATAGAGGTCTAGGTCAATCTCATTGTACTCTAGTATCTTTTCCAATCCATCAATAATAGTGACCTGCATAGGACGAATAACTGTGTTATCCATAAGTAAAGATGCTGTCTCCAACTCCTGTGCGTTATTACCTAGTCCAGAGTTATCCTTTATCCCTACCAACATTGGCGATACAATACGGTGAGATACCATAACCTTCTTCATACTTTCATCTGAAAGGAATTGGTACTGTTGGTGAGCGTCATTCAGCATAACTGGCTCTATCGAAGCAGCTAATTCTTTACTATCATTGAACGCCAAAATAAATCTACCTGCATTTGAACTGCCAGAGAACTTTTCATAAATAGCTCTCTCTATATCATCTCGCTGCTCCTTTGACGGAGTACCATTGTTGAAGTTAATCAACATACTAGGTTGCAAGCCGTTCTGTATATTACTTATGTGATAGTTAGCAATTTCTTCTTCTAATTCAGCATACTGTAATCCCCCCTGATAGTCTACAGGAGAATAATAGTAAAACCCTGCTTTGTAAGGTCGGATATACATAATTTCAATTCCATCTTTAGAAGTACCAAAGGCAGAAATACGCTTAGGCTTCTCATCCCTTTTCATATCCTGCCAATTAGGGTGGTAGTAGTAACCTTTCACGTTACCAATAGTAGCCTTTTCAGCTCTCAATGTTTCGATTGGAATATGCTCTACCTGCACAATACGAGAATGGTCTTTACTGTATATTATTTGCAAAGCTGCCTGACCCATCATTTTATAGTCATAGCAAATCTTCTTCATACAGTCCTTTTTAAACAACTCACGCATAGCTGTGTATGCTTCTGGATTCTCTTCGCTGTTAGTGGCTTCTAAGCCTCTTCCGTATATCATTTCAGAAATACCGTTTACAGCAGCATTATTTGTTGGCGAACCATTATACCTGTCTATTAGGTATTGGAAATAATTGTTATCTTCACCGTACTCTACCCATTCATCCCTAGCAGTTTCAATTACTGGTGGAGCTGTGTAAGAGGACATCTTTAAAACGTGAACAGTACTAGACTGATCTTTCTCTTTTTCTTTCATTATAATATTACAAAGTCATTATCGTACCCTGTTTGAGATACATATTCATCTTTATTTATAAAGAACTTATCCAGTTCTGTTTGATCTGTACAGTATATTAAGCCTCTATAAAGCTCTGTAGAGCCTTCTTTTACTCTGAATGAGTATTGACTACCTTCTTTGAGAGAAAAGCTCGCAGAAAGCACCATAAAGTCTCCATCAGTAGTCTTAGTAACCGATATAGTCTCCGTTGTCCTGCTGGTTTTATCCGTCAATAGAAATATAGGGTTAGAAGTATCTCTTCTGGCTGCTATCTTAATTGACTGCGTATCTGTTGAGGTCGTTAGTATGTGCATAAACAAATAACTAAAAACGTATATTCTGTTTTAAAGGTACAAAAAAAGGGCGTACAAATGTACACCCTTTCCTTATAAAATTGATTGATGTTATACAGCGGTTGGTGTGCCAATAACAACATCTCCAGTCAATCCTGCCATTTCACTCACAGGGAAAGTAGCTGATGTAGCATCAACCTCAACAAAGTTTGCTGGGTCTTTTTCCATTGCAGTAAAGGTTAGGTTGTACCCGTTAAAGTCACCTAAAGCATTTCCAGTAGAAACAGTACCAGCTGTTACGTCAGCACCATTTTCTTTACCCATTAAGAATACATTGTCATTCTGGTCAACAATAAATACGTGAGGTCTTCCTGCTGCTAACAATTTCAATTCTTTGTGGTCTTCTTTGGTTAATTTCTTCAAAGTAATATTAAGAACCTGCTCATAGAATACAGTACCATTATCACGAGATGCGTTAACAGTAGTTTCAAATGAGTTGTTCCCTTTTACTTCGTAAGTAAATAAGGTTAAAGAATTGTCAACAGCACCAACTGTTGTTCCTGTCATATCAGTAATTTCGTCATCTACAGAAGTGATAGTTCCTAACGTTCCGAAGTCTGCGAAATATATTTTTTTGATTCCTGCTACTGTATCTTTACAAGCTTCAGCACGAGATCGAGTTAAATTACAAGCCATAGTTTTTTGTGTTTAATGAAAAAAGGGCAGGTAGGCTATGTGCTTACCCACCCTTAATTCTGAATTATTGTTTATTTCTAGTTAGCAGAGTTTGGAATACCGTAAGTAACGATATCTTCAACGTTTGCATACTGTACACCAGCTGTAAATCGCATAACGATTCTAGCGTTTTGACTTCCGTCTAGGTCAGCCATATCTAACAATTTAACTTCGTTGTGGTCAGCGATTAAGCCTGTTCCGAAGAATAAGTTAGATTTAGTAGTGGCGATAGCATCATTGCTTGCTAATCCGTTAGCAACAAAGATTTTTACACCATCGATTTCTAATCCACCGTTCTGATACCACATAGTACCCTGTCCGCCAACACCGTTAGCTCCGATAGAACCTACATTTTCGTCTCCTGCTACATTTTGTACTGCTGCAAATCCACCTAAAGCTCTAATATAAGCTCTAGCGATGTTTTGAGATACATAGATGTAAAGGTCTTCAGCTCCGTAAAGAGTATCTGGAATAGCGTCAACGATCTTGCCTAATTCAGCAACAACGTTAGAAGAAGTGATAGTAGCTCCTGCAATTTCTTGTGCAGCAGGTAGATCAGCATCAGCGGCTAATAAAGTAGAGAATCCGTCAAACTGTCCGCTTGTAGCAGTTGATCCAGCCCAGATAGACTTTTCAGTACGCTCTGCTACTTTAGCAGCAATGTGTCCTAAAATAAAGTCTGCAAAGCTAGGTGGTACATTGTGATAAGCAGAGTAGCCCATCTGTACAGCTTCCCAGTCAGAGGCAAAGTCTTTCTTACAGATTTGTAAGTTTACTTGCTGCTCTTCAGGAGTAAGGATTCTTTCAGTAAGAGTAATCGTTGAAGTAGGATCGAAGTCGCAAGAAGCGTCTTTTACGATATCATCAACAGATACTTTCTTCAGTACCTCCTTGAATTTAACATTTGGTTTGATTGTAATACCACCTTTTGCAAGGGTATTAGCTTCTAGTAAAGCTGCAGCAACGTATTGTCCTGCAAATTCACCAGCATAAGTAGTTGTAATTGAAGTAGTTGTAGCCATTATTGGTTAGTTTTGATTGTTTAATCGGTTAAATACTCTGTCTAATGTGTTTTGTGATCTCTGCATTCCGAAATTGTAAATTGGTTTCTTCTCGGTAGCAGCTTCTGGATTGTGGTTAATTGCTTCAGCAGCAGGTTCAGCAGAAAGTTTTTCCATTTTAGAAGATAACTCTTCTAGCTCTCTTTTGTAACCCATTTCGCTATCTAACATTTTTGCCATTTCAGCCATTTTAGCCTCCATTTCAGCAATCTTAGATGCAAACGCTTCTTCAGTAACATAACCTTCCATAAGTTGTGTTTCTTCTGTTTCTAGTTCAGCTTCTTCAGATAATTCTTCAGTAGCTTCTAATACAGATTCTTCAACTTCAGCAGCAGCCTCCACCTCTTCGGTAGGAGTTTCTTCTGTTACAGCTTCCAATTCAGTTGTCTCTTCGACTACTTTTTCTGGTTCTGCAATAGAGGACAGCTTCTGCAAGATTTCATTTAGAATTGTTGTTGCTTTTGGACTGTTCATTTTACGAATAATTTTAAGTAGTAATTGTTAATATGCTGTCTGTTCGATTTTTAACTATGCTTTTTGCTGTATAATAAACCATTCAGTTCCATTTCCCCAAACTTTTATGCCTTCATATGCTCTATTTAAGTCGAATGCATCGTTAGAACCATCTAATGTTTGAGAGCCGTAAGGTGTTAAATCTACGTGGGTTGAGTTAGAGAAACTAGAGTCGGTTATGATACGTTTAGTTCTATTTAGGTTCTTATCTAAAGTTAGATCTGGAAGTGTAAGTGTGGCTCTTCCGTTTCCGCCAACCCAACTAAGAACAATAAGCTCTGCTTCATCGTAAACTTCATTTCCTAAATCGTAAGTTCCACCAGCAACAACACTTAAAGTTGTCGGCTCTAGATGATTTACAACAAATCGTTGCACATCTTCCAATGTTGTTTTCTTTGTTTCTGCAGATTGAACTAGAGCTATCTCTTCAGTTCCTGCAATGTTTATAGCTGTTACTGCTGTTAATTCTGATATTTTACTGTTTGCCATTATAAAGTTATTTTATCGTTGTTTTCTTGTAGTATAAAGTCTCCATTTTCTAGTAGTAGGTATGAATCACCGTTTGGTGGCGGATCAACTGGAGCTTCAGAAGGAGTTCCTGTTATGCTTCCTATTCCCTGTGCCTGCAAACTTCCGTCACAGCACTTAGACGAATATGTTCGCCCATCGGCACATAAGCAGCCTCTTCTACCGCCCTTTCTACTGGTTCTGCTGTATGTATACCTTCTTCTGCTTTTCATTACTTATCTAGTGAGTTAATTTTAGATTCAGACCAGCTTAAAGCTGATTTTCCACCCCACGCATCGTACATCAGTTTACCACATCCGTCAGAATAGCCTTTAGAAGCCTTTAGATCGCCTTTATGGCGTGAAAGGTAGCTATACATCCTTTTGATGGTAGATACGCTTATAGCCTCTCTATTTGCTAACTGGGAGGCTCTACGTTTTCCTACAGCAGTTCCGCAGCTTCCCCAACCATTTTCTTCCGCCCATTCTAAGGCTCTTTTAGCATTGTTTGACACAGAGTCTGGATAATCGCTATATGAGGCTAGATTAAGCATCCTAGATTCTAATGCGTCAGAAATCTCTTCTAATAGTGAGATAGCCTCTGGGCTATTTAATTCATCATCCTGACTCATCTCTACTCTGTCTGTAAAGTAACCTTCTATAGAGAATCCAGATACCTTGCCTGTCTTAACATAGTCTTCCCATACCTCATCATTATTTACCTTCATAGATACCATCCACGTACCTACTGGTAGATTCATTCCATACTTTCTGGATTTGTCGTGAGTTTCATCTTCTATGATCCAAGACTCTACTACAGATAATCCGTGAAGGTCTGCCTGATGCTCTAGGGTAGATTTATTCTGGTTGCCTCGCATTAAAAATAATTCTGACGCCTGACGAACTGTATCATCCGAAAAGAAGATATAGTATTCTTCATCCTCATTTTGGCGATAAATGTTCTTGTTTGGAATTAAAGCCGCACCCATAAGCACTCGCTTCTCTTCATCAACCTTAGCTAACTCTACCTTATCCTCTTTAGATAATGCGATAAACTTTTCCTCGATTGCTGGGCGGTCAACTATGCTGATCGCTTCTATTCCTGAAAGCATTGCTTCCTCATCAATAATTAATTCTATTATTCTCATATTCCTGCTGTGTTTACTATGTTTCTATCAAATTCTTGCTGATTGGTAACGTCTTTACCTACAACATATGCTTTTATTGGTTCGTTTGTTTGTCCTGCTACGGTTTGCGCCAATTGATCTACAGAAGACGTACCTACTACGTTGAAATTGGGAGCTTGTACTGGTGCGCTCGCTGCTGAAGCCGAAACTCCATCGGTTTTACCACTACTTAATATATTTTTAGCTCTACTCACGGCACTTAGTAATGTTGTGATTTGCTGTATGTATGTTGCGGCTGCAATAAAAGGAGCTGCTGGACCCGTACCCTGCGATGCCTCTTGGGCTAATCTAAATCCTTGAATCATACTAACAGCGGTGTTAGTTGCTAATGCCGTTAGGGCTAATCCTTTCGCTAAGTCAGAACCTTCTTTCGCTAATGCAGCAGCAGCATCTAGCATATTTGCTGTTTCAGTAAAAACGCTTAATTTAGAGGCTAAAACTACTCTATCTGTTTCCAGATTTATAGCAGCAGTTTCCTCTGCATAACTAGCATCTAAATTTTTCTTTTTCTGAATCAAAGCCTCATAAGCCTCTCCTTCAGCTTTAGCTAGACTTATTTTCTGATCTAAGGCATTACGCTCAAATTCATATTGTGAATCTAAAAGAGCTTGCTCTATCATTAACTGCTCGCTCCTTTCTTCGGAAGCTGATCTTTGAGCTTTTAGTCTATCTTGTATGCCTTTTATAGCCTCTAATCCAAAAGCGGATAAATCGTCAAGTATTTGTTGCTCTACAATTATGTCTTGCATATTACCATAAGAATCTATAATACTCATAGTGGCATCTGCAAACGAATTTTTTATCTCATCTAAGGATTGCGAATACCTCTTATTAGCTTCGGTAGCTACTGAAACAAATTGATTAAGAATGTCACTCCTTCTTAAAGAAGCTTTATTTCTAATGTCTTGCTTTTCTTCTTCAGTCTTAGCCTCTAGGAGCAGTTCAGACTCTTTACTGTTTATTTGATCAAGAAGATTTTGTTTCCTAAGCTCAACACTTTCTATATATGCCTGATAACGAACTTTTTCTCTTTCGGTCTCATTTCTAGCGGCTAAATCTAATTCCCTTATAGCCTGCTTCTTTCTTATGTCTAAATTTTGTATTTCAGACTTTTTTAAGAATGTTTCTTCTTTCTTCAATGCTTTTTCAGCATATCTATCAAAATCCTTTAACCTTAACTCATATGAGTTAAAATATTCTCTATTTGCAATTCTTAGTGACTTAGATCTAACTTTAGAGCCTTTATCCACCTCTAAATTGAACAATTGCTCAATTTCAATTTTTCGTCTAGTTAGTTGTAAGAATTTACTAGTAGCCGTAACAAACCCTTGTGAGCCTTCTCGGATAATCTTTTGACCATCTTCATTAACTGCGTTTAATCTAGCCTCTACAATAGCTATTTCTCTCCTAATGTTTAATAATTCTCCAAACTTAACTCTAAGCTCATTAACGGCTTCCACACCCTTTAATGTTCTTTCAGGATCAAATGTCTTATCGAAACCTTCTCTAATAGTTAATATAGCTCCTTCCTCAATAGCGTCTAATGCTTTAGCAAACATAGAAGCTGAATCAGCTAGAAGCATATTAGCATCAGCACCTAATTTTCCGATGTTTCCATATTTCTGTACTGCGCCAGTAAGTCTTTCAAATGACTTTATTTGCTTATCTATGCTTTCGGTTGCTTCGTCTATAGATTTCTGAAACTTACTAGCTTCTTTTGCTGATCCAGAGAAAAATGCGAATATTTTATCTCCATACGCTATTAAAAGCTGAACACCAATAAGTATACCACCAGTACCTAAGAGAGAATTAGCTAAGTTTCTAAGAGAAGTACCTACATTATCGCTAGTGTTTATAAGCGAACCAAATAAACTAGCTAACTGACCAACGTTATTCGCCACACCATTAAATCCAAATCTAAGGTCAGACGCTGCTCTTCCTGCTTCTTGTAGTATAGCATTATTTAGACCAACCTGTGTTCTAAACTGTTTAGTTCCTGCGCTTGCCTTTTTAGTAGACATTTCATATACAGCAGCAATTTTACCTGCATTCTGCATTTCATAGTTGAGCTTCTTCTGTTGAGCAGCTGCTAACTTCTGTTCACCTCTAAGCGATGCCTGCTCAAATTTATTTTTATTGCTTTGCTCCGCTAGTACTCCAAATGATTTACTAAGGTTATCAGTACCCTTTTTTAGATCATTGACCCTAGCTTTAGCTTCACCAGACTCAACATTTATGCTAATTAGAATTTCTTGCGCCATAGTAAGTACGTTTTAGTGTTTGTTTAAGTTCCTTTGCGTCTTTAACCGCCTTATACTTGCCTTTGGCAATATCTATATTTTCTGATACACCGTACCATTCGTTGCTATTAAGTAGCTCTAGTATATTCTTTATCATTCTACTATTTCTTCTGCATTAAGGTTTATCAGTTCTAATGTTGACTTACCTGTTGTTAAATTTGTAGTTATAGAATTAATGCGATACACTACATCTTGTATCTTTAGTTGGTCGTTTAATTTGTAATGTATTAAGAAACTAGACGGAAAGTATGCCTCGAACTTAAACATTCTTTTATTTTTGTCAAACACACTTCTTATGTAATTTTGATAAAATACATCAAATAGTGAATTTAAGTTTTCTTGACCACTCCATTCATCTATCTCTGAATCGAAGTTAAGACTGAAGTCTGCTGGAGTTTCATTATCTAAAGCAGTTTCATTTGTGTTAGAAGGTCTATAGTAATTGTTAACCAAACTAGCTATAGCACTAGAATCATCACTAAAATTTATATTATTAGTTGTGTTTGTATGTCTAACTCCGTAGAACAACAAGGGTTTTATATTTGTCGAATTGTAATTACCTTTGGGCGGAACTATGTCATTAGTATCGCTATAATCTGCATCTGTAGGATTGAAATCACCTCCAGCAGCATAACCCCATTGTATATCTGTACCTAATAATCTCTCGTACTTCAATTTAGAGAATGGCACTTTGATTTCATATTTTTCGCCAAAGAAAAACTCTGGATATATAGTTTGTACAGATAAGTTAGAGTCTCCAAAAGATATTCCAGCTAATTGCTTATGGTTTTCATTTATTATAGTATCTGTTTCCTCAAACTTAAAATCTATTTCATTAAACGGCAGAGATGTGTTTACCGTATGGCTACTTACATTTATATATTTGCTTATATCTATAATGCCGCCAGACTGATTATTTACCGCACCAGCATAGTAATCGTCTAAAGGTACGATCTTAACCACAGGAGTTGTTTCATTATACTCTGGATCATTTTCATCATCTATATAATATGCTGTAAGATTAAACATCTTAAATAATCCTGTAAGGAAGTCTATTACTTTTATTTTAGGTGTTTGTGCTTTTAAGGTTAAATAGTAATCATTAGCCATAGTAAAACTACTTATGTTAAAAGTATTA